GTAATACTTTGTGTAAAACTCCAAGCTTGAGTATTATTATCAGCTACACCAAAATTTTCCGTTATGGAATCAAAAAAACTAGCTCCTGCTCCTGAAGGTAATGTAGCAAACGGGGTCTGTGCAAAACTGCTAACACCAAACATCTAAGCGCTCGCTACACAACGCCACTTAGAAGTAGCTACGTTCCAAACAAAACCAATATCTAATCTAGTAGTTGTAACAGTTGTTGACGGTAATGTAACTGTAGATGATTCAAATGAAGCACCCCATGTAATTGCAATAGCGCCTGTACCTGTAATAGATATCCATAGTTTTTGTCCGTTAGTAGGTGTACCAGTCAAATTAGTTGTAAACGATGTAATGGCTACAGATTGACCTGTAATAACCATCATGTCATAACTATCAGTGTTTAATGTAGGTGTTGCAGAGTTTGCTGTTGAAGCTAATACTCTTGGTGTTACACGTTTATTAGTTAAAGTTTGTGTGTCAGTTGTGCCTACAATTGCGCCTGACGGAGCTGTTAGTGTTGTACCCCATGATGTACCTGAAGTTACTACTGCAATCCCTGTACCTGTTGGATAAGTCATTGGTGCCGTGTTTGTAACTGATACTGCGCCTGTAGCAGAAGTGTTTGTACTTAGTCCAGAACTTGATGTAAATGCAGTAACACCCGCGTTAGCTACAGTAATTGAACCTGAGCCATTAGTAATTGTAATACCTGTGCCTTGAGTTAATGTGGCTTTAGTAAGTGTATTACCTGTTGTATTACCAATTAATAGTTGACCATCAGTATATGTAGTTTGTCCTGTACCACCACTTCCTACAACAAGTGTTGATGATAAACCTGCTGCAGTGCCTGATGTATTTTGGTTAAATGTAGGCCATGTAAATGTACCCGTACTAAAGTTACCTGAAGTGGGTGTACCTAATATGGGCGTTGTAAATGATGGAGAAGTAGCTAGTGCTACAACGGTACCTGAACCTGTAGTTGAATATGAAGTACCCCAAGCTGAACCTGTTGAATTAGGAATGCCAACACCAGGATAGACCATAGTGCTTTGTGTGTCTGCCCATGCAGGAGCTCCGCTAACAACAGTTAATACTTTATTTGTTGCTCCAATAGTTAATTTAGATAGTGTGTTTGTAGCTGATGCATAAATTAAATCGCCAGTTGTATAGGTACTAAAACTTGTACCTCCTGAAGCTGCTGGTAATGTACCTGTAGTTAAAGCAGTTGTTGATGTTGCATATAATGCACCACCTGATGAAAAGCTTGTTAAATTTGTACCACCGTTTGCTGTAGGTAATGTACCAGATACGTGTGTAGTTAAACCAATCTTACCCCATGAAGGAGCTACACCTACGCCGCCTGAAATTAATGCATTACCTGTTGCTACGTCTGCCAATGCAGATAAAATGTTTGTAGCTGAAGCATAAATAATATCGCCCGTAGTATAAGAAGTTAATCCTGTACCACCTGATGTAGGGCCTAAAGTACCTGCTAATGTTACAGCGCCTGTTGTAGCTGTATTTGGTGTGAGTCCGCTTAACGAAGTTTGGAATGAGCTAACTAGCGAACCTGAAATTGATGACCATGATGGAGCTGCACCTGTATTACCTATTAAAACTTGGCCCGTAGTGCCAACTGCTGTAACACCTAATGCAGATGTACCGTTACCATATACAACCCCGTTTGCGGTGAATGTAGTTTTTGCTGTACCACCTGCGGCAATAGGTAATGTACCCGCAGCTAAAGCTGAACTTGATGTAGAATAAATAGCATTGTTAGCCGCAGTAAATGTAGTTAACCCTGTACCGCCGTAACCTGTAGCGATTGTAGTGCCGTTCCATAAAGCATTAGTAATAGTGGCATTACCAAAATTAGCTGTTGTAGCATTAAAGTCATACGATGCTGGAAGATACGAGTGCCTGTTCCAACTACCTGCAACAGTGCTATTATTATATAGGTATACAAAACCTGCACCGCCACCAGGTATTGTGTCAATAGGTCCAGAAGCATTATCAACAACAGTTAAAGTTCCTGAGGAATTATTATCAAAAATAAATGTAGTACCAACTAATAAGGTTGTAGCATCAGGTAATTGGAATGTTTGTGTTGTAGACCCTAGTAAATTTTGGTAGTAATTAGAATCTGCTGTTAATATTGTAGTTCCAGCTGCTGAGGTAACCCCTGTATAGCCTGGCACAAACTTACTCGCTGCTATATTATTGATGCCCGGATTTCCAAATGTACCTAATGAAACACCACCATTATTATAGATAGTCATTGCATCAGTTGTATTGCTATTAGTTACAAAGTGAATGCTGTAAGCGCCATAAGTACCAAGTGTTAAATCAGTAGAAGCGGATGCTACGTAAGATGCCCCTGCAATATTAAATGAACCTGTACCAACAAAGGTAGATGAGTTAATACCTAGTTCAGCATAATTAGAACCTGAAGTACCTGCATCATTAGATACATTGAAGTTAGAGGAAGCGTTTGTAGCAGAGCTTTTATTTTGAACAACAACTTGGTTATAGCCAGCAACGGTAGAAGCAAAAGAACCAATAATGCCTGTATCAGAATAACCAAGTACTTCACCAATAGTTGCAACGCCATCAGCATCGTAGTTAATAGATTTTTCAGCAGGGTATGTACAAAATACAAATTTAGCATTACCGGCAAAGGATATAGGAGATGTAGTACCGGATGAATTTGATAGAACTGTAGTACGAGCTAAAGTACCAGAGCCTACAGTACCAATACCAACTTCCCAATCATATACAGTTGGGTCATAGATTGTGTAGAAAGTAGTGTTACCATTACCAATAGCCGTAGAAAAAGTTTGAAACCCTACAACTGCACCTGAAAGCGTAAGCGTGCCTGTACCACTAGTCGTGGACGTTTCCTGTACTCTGTCTGCGACTACAAGAGCCATTTAAGACTCCTTAGCTAGTAGCTGTAGTTGAGTATGTAACTGCTACTGTATCACCAGCTGTTGTAACTTTAGCTACTGCAAATGCACCTGCTGAATATAATACACCGCCTGTATTACTTTGTGTATCTACAGCACCAGAACCTGTCACTAAGAAACATCCGCTTACTGTACCACCAATACCTGTAATAGTGTATGTAATAGCTGACGCTGTACATGTTGTAACATTAGTAGGAGTTGACCCTGCTGATGTCGCCGCACCAAATACTGCTGTGCCACGTACGGGTGATCCGCTTACTGTGTATGCTGTAAATTCAGTCCAACCTGCATGCGATGTCATTGTGTCTGAACCAGTACCAAATGTTGGAGTAGCTCCACCAATTAAACCTAGGAAAGGCCCTACAGTTGTGTATGTACCAGATGTGCTAAGTAGTGTATTGAACATAAGCCCTTTACCTACTGCATTTACTAAGTTAGGAAATCTTTCTTCCCATTTTAAATTACCATTTTTGTCACGGCATGCTACATGGTATTGACCATGGACGCCTAATATTTCGTTAGCTTGGGCTCCGGCATTTAATGTGATAGTAGCATTATCACCGAATCCGTTCGTTTCTTTATGCATGATTTCTCCTTAATTAATTCTTAATACTGCAGTAGTTGAAGTATCTGCAGGGAATTCTATTGTAAATGTTGTAGACGCTGTTTTTTGCCCACCAAAACTTAATACTGCGACTGATGCATTTGTATTGCTATTATATATCAAAGCTCCCGCTGCAGCGAAGCTTGCAGGGTTCCAAGTTACATTTTCAAACGTTACATAAGCCGTATTATTACTAGGATCACTACCTATTGTTGGAACTAATACTTTTCCTCCAGCTATGTAGCCCGTACCTGTAATTTCGTCTTGCGTTGTATACTCAGTTGTTTCGCTATTAATAGTAGCTACCGCGTTATACAAAGCTATTTTATATGTATATGGTGACCCAGCATTAAAATTAACTAAACCTTTTAACAAGTCTAGTTTAAACGTTGTGGTCTGTGCTTGTCCTAAAATCATACAACTGGGTACCTTACTTGTCCGCTTCTATAAGCGTCTTGTCTATCTTTACCGTCACCAAGTTGTTTTAATAGTGCCATAGCTTCATCATAACGTTTTTGGTATCCTGATATTACATCTGCTTCACCCTTCATGTATGTGTAAGCTTCTAATAATGACCCATATAACAATGTAGAACTAAAGTTATCGCCTAACCAAGTTGTACCTGATACAGTTGTCGTAATAGACTCAGGATAATAAAAGTAGTGCAATTCAACATCATAATTCTCGTCAGGTGTAGGACCTACTATGAATGAAGTATTATCAAACACCGCATAATATTGGGGTTCCCCATAAAAATCTGAATCAGTATCAGGGAACGATTGTCTTATAAAGTTTACATCTTTATTGAGTAAATATAAATACTCATTGTCAGAGTTAATCACTGCCAAACTAAATGTAGCTAGCCAATTAGAAGGCATAGCTAAATATTTATTTCCTGTAGTTAGTGAACCTGTTACATTTTTACGCAGCGCAGGAAGTTGTACTGAGTTATATATACGTTGTTCCGCTTGGGTTATAAACGTATTTATAATTTCAGTTGTAAACGTATCCTCTACGTAATTTTGTATTTCTGCAACTAACTGCGTGTAGTTCATTACGCCATCGGTCCTCTAGCTTTAGTGCCTTTAGTAGCTGCACCACAACCACGGATTGTAATACCTTCAGTCTTAGCAGGACGAGTAGGATCGCCAGCGCTTACACGAGGTGTACCTGTACCGCGACCAATCTGTTGAGCCTTTAATTTATTAGGATCTTGACTAAAGTGTATATCTGTACTAGCTGGATTAGGCATTGGTTGTTTATATATACCAATATCGCTGCCAGTACCACCTGATGGATATTTAAACCCAGTGTAGGCACTTGCGTCTTTATTTTCTTTAGCGTGACCTAGTGGATATGATTCCGCTGGTGTTGGTTTTGGAAAGTCATTTTTAGCCATGTTATTACCCCTTTTTTTGTGCTGCAACTTTAGCCATACCACGTCCCATAGTTTTCATGTCAATGTTCTTTTTACCACCTTTAGAACCTGCATGTTTAGGGCCTTTTTGAATAGGCACATTTGCACCTGAATCACCTAAGTTTTTACCCTTAGTTTTACCTTGTTTAGTAATTCCGTCTGCTGCTGATCTGAATCCCATATACTTCTCCTTATGTTGTTGTTACTGTTACTGTGCCTACATTACCTATTCCTACTAGATCATTAGGCGTTAATCCAGCATCATTTAATCTTGATCCCCCTACAGGATTCCAACCCCACTGTATAATTCGGCTACCTAATAGAGGTATGCCTGTTTCTCTTTGTAATGGGCCTGTTTGAGCAATCGTTTGTAGTCCATTTAAACCTGATTGGTAATAACCTAAATCGGGTCTTGGATTTCTAACTGCTTGCGGATCATTAACTGGGTATAGGCCTAAGCTTAACTGCGGTTGATCCGGTTCCCAACATTCTGGGCATACCAGTATATTAACATTTTTTGTCTTAATGACTAAGCGTTTTAATTGGCCTAGTTTATATCTAAATCCACATCGATCACATTGGGCAATCGAGTTCTTGGCACTAGCGTATTTGATTGGCATTTAAAGTCCTATAAATAATAGAACGAGTCTCTAGGCACAAACCTTATAGATGCTTTTTCTCTATCCTCGTCTGCTGCGTCCTGGAATGTCTCGTCATACAAAGCTTTTAACATCTGGACTCTATTAGGATCTACGTCTGGTAACTTCATACTTAAATGCGATGCCAATCCTGCAACCATCGCTGGAATAAATCTAAACGGAATATCTTGTACCGTAAGTCCATTACCTGCGTCTTGAATGCGTCGAAGTCTATAGTAAACAAACTGATAAAAATTACTTTGTTCAGGCGTTGGCCATACGTTAATAGTAGGTAAGTTTTGTACATAGACTCTATCGCCGATTGTATGAGTGGCTAGTGTAGTATTATTTACAGCTCGGATACATCCTGTAATATCGTTACCACTTATACCACCATACTGAATTGTTTCTTCACCAATTTTAATAAAGCCAAACTGCGCTAAACCTTCAGTTGAAGTTAAAGTTATTGTTTGTGGGTTTGCTGCTGTTGACGCAGTAGCAGTTAATGTCTCGTCTAATAAAATATCGGTAGGGTTCTCTTGACCACTTTGTCTATTAATCCACACTTGGATAGGACGACCTGTAGCATTTTTAGTAGGTATTGTAATATAGGTTGATTCACTAATACGGTTAATATTAATATCTTGTTGGTTCTGTCCAGTTCCAGTACGTGTTACCATGTCTAAAAGATCAATCGTATCGACAGGCAAAGCATACATAATTTGGTTTTGATTCATTTGAATTTGACCAGGTTCAATCGTCCAAAGATTAAGTCCTTTATTAGCCCACTCAATCGTGAGTAAGTTAAGACTACGTCTTGCAGTTCTTAAATCATAGCCCGTGCGAAGTTCTTTACCACATCTTTCAAATGCTTCTTCAACAAGATTATTTAAATCTAAGTTAAAGTCCGATACGCCTGTGGTTCTATCAACCATTATTTTTTACCCTTTGGAAATTCAGCTTTCATATTAGCATATGCTTTAGGAGATACTGTAGACTCTGATTTACTACGTGAAATGCCTTTTTTCTTTCTAGCATTCATGTTTGCATAAAGTCCTACAGGTCCACCTTCTTTATACTGTGTAAAGTCTGTGTTGTCCCTTCGTTTTTTAACCACGCCTTTAGGCATTTTATCAGGCATAGCACCTGGTATTTTGCTTTCTTTAATAGCACCCATTCCTCTTGAAGCTCTCATTATGATCTCCTTAGTGAAGCAAGTCCGCCACGATTCATTGCAGTAAAGTTGCCTGGTCGTACTGGTGTTGGAGTCACAGGAGTAGGCGTTACCGGTGTAGGAGTCACAGGTCCTGGTGTTATAGGTCCTGGTGTTATAGGTGTTGGGGTCACAGGTCCTGGTGTTATAGGTGTTGGGGTCACAGGTCCTGGTGTTATAGGTCCTGGTGTTATAGGTCCTGGAGTAACAGGAGTGGGCGTTACTGGTTTAGAAGGGTAATAGTATGAGCTCACTGCTTTTTTTAAATTATTTTGATAATCATAATATGCTTGGTCTTTAGCCAATGCTGAAGCTGATGGAGTAAAGCCCATCGCAGTAGCGCCTTGTGTTGTTTGATATGGTAAGAAAAATGGATTTTTATTTTGAACTGCATACTTTGCAAGTTGGCTATAAGATAAAGCATTTTGTCCGGGTACATTAGCCTTCAATCCATAATCAACATATTGTTGTGGGTTAGGATTAGTTTTATAATAATTAGCATAATCAAAGGGGGTCATTTGTCTTACGCGATTAAATCCTTCAAAACCCTGTTTAAGTCCTTCAAAACTAGGTTTATATCCTTCAAAACCATGTTTAAGTCCTTCCGGTGCAAATCGAGATATGTCGCCATACTTATTTTGTGTGCTAAACGCTGTTGGAGTATATGCTGCTTTAAAAGCCGATAATGCTTTTGGGTCATTAGCCATTTGAGCTAATATATCATTATAAGCTTCACTAGAAGTGTAAGCGCCTTGTCTACCTAAAGAATTTGATCCTAATGGGTTATACATATTAGCCCTATTACCTGCATTAACTTGTCCAAAAGCAGGGAGTAAATTGTAAACGCCTCTATCGCCTGTAATAAAATATTTAGATGCATCGATAGGAGTAGTGCCATACTGGTAAGTATTATTACCATAGTTAATGTTGGGTTGTGCATACATGGGTGTAGTTGATGTTGTACCCCCACCACCACCGCCGCCTCCGTAATTACCTTGGATAGCTTGACTAGCTAAAGACGAAGCAAAACCTAATGGTCCACCAGTAAGTCCGCCTACGATCGGGCCTGCAATAGGTCCTATGCCTGGAATTGCACCAGCAACACCGGAAGCTATACCTCCGATTCCTCCAATTGCATTACCTATTCCGCTAACTACTCCGCCCATAGTATTCCCCTTATCTTTGACCTAATCTATTTTTAAATTTATCTATTTGTAATCCACCTAGTCCACGTTGTGGGTTTTGTGGTTGTGTTTGTCTTGGTTGCCCTACCGGTTGCATTTGTACAGGGTTTGGATTATATGGATTCATAGGTTGTATTTGTTGCTGCCCTTGATACATCCGTTTCATAGCCTCAAGTTGTGGGTTATATGTACCTAGTTGAGGTTGCATAAATTGTTGCATTGTAGAAGGAAACCCCATCGCTGTTGGATCTTGACCTACAGGTACCCCAGGATTTGAATAATCAACATATGGATTTTGGCCTGGTTGTGGGCCCATCATTGTAGAAGGAAACCCCATCGCTGTTGGATCTTGACCTACAGGTACACCCATACCCTGATACGCTTGTGGATTTACAAGTTGATTGTTTGGTCCTTGTCCGCCGCCGCCCATTATACAATCCTTCCTCTTGATTTGCCTTTGACAGCAATGCCATTAGCCTTAGCTAACTGAGCTACTTTGCCACCTGAAGCCATACATTTAG